TGGGCGGTAAAAACGGACAGGGCAAGACATCTGTTCTTGACGCAATTGCGTGGGCTCTCGGCGGTAATCGTTTCGCTCCGTCTGCTCCGTACCGTGAGGGTTCAACGATTCCGCCACATCTTAAAATCAAGCTCTCAAACGGTATTGTTGTGGAGCGTAGCGGTAAGAACAGCAGTCTTAAAGTAATTGACACCGCAGGCAACAAAGGCGGACAGGCTTTGCTTGACGCATTTGTCAGTAACTTTGCTCTTGACCTGCCGAAATTTATGAATGCAACCGGCAAGGAAAAGGCTGACACGCTCCTGCAGATTATCGGTGTAGGCAACAGAGTTTATGAACTTGAAACGCAGGAAACACAGGTGTATAACGAGCGTCGTGCTATCGGTCAGATTGCAGACCAAAAGAAAAAGTTTGCCGCCGAAATGCCCGAATACGAAGGCGTGCCGAATGAACCTGTATCAGCCTCTGAACTTATCAATAAACAGCAGGAAATTCTTGCACGCAACGGTGAAAATAACCGTCTGAGAGCAGAAAAAGATAACCTTGAAATCCGTGCCAACAATTTGCAGAGCGAAATCAACAGGCTTAACGAGGATTTGAGAAAATACAATTCCGAACTTACAAAAGTGCTTGCACAGCTTGAACAGAGCAGAAAGACCGTTGCCGAACTGCACGATGAAAGCACGGCAGAGCTTGAAAGAAACATTACCGAGATTGACGAAATTAACCGCAAAGTCAGAGCCAACCTCGATAAAGCGAAAGCTGATGAGGACGCAAAGGAATATTACGGCAAGTACGCCGATATGACAGCACAGCTTGAAGAAATCCGCAAAACAAAATATGACTTGCTCAACAACGCAAATTTACCCCTTGACGGCTTATCGGTTGAAAAGGGCGAGCTTACATATAACGGTTTTAAGTGGGACAATATGAGCGGTTCTGAACAGCTTCGTGTCGCTACGGCAATTGTACGCAAACTCAATCCCGAATGCGGATTTGTCTTGCTTGACAAGCTCGAACAAATGGACACCGACACACTCAAAGACTTTGCAAAATGGCTTGAATCAGAGGGACTGCAGGCTATTGCAACAAGAGTTTCAAACGGTGATGAATGTTCAATTATCATTGAGGACGGTTATATTAAGTCCGAAACAACCGCACCTGTTACAACACCGACTTGGACAGAAGGAGAGTTTTAATTATGGCTACAAGAACTACAGCTAAAACAACAGCAAAAACAAATACAAACGAATGTGTAATCAAATGCAATCCGCACAGAGAGCTTGCCTGCGGTTATACCAAGGTCAAGATTATGCCTGAAAACTATTCAAGAATTGTTTTGATTGCAGGTATGACAGGCAAGTCAATACAGGATCTGACAAACGAACTGCTCAACTACGCAATCGACTATGTTGTCATTGATGTTGACGGCAATAAAATCAATTTTTCAGATGTACAGGGGGTAAGATAAATGAACATTACAAGAGGTAAAATCAAGTCGGCTCAAAAGGTTGTAATTTACGGTCCCGAGGGTATCGGCAAGTCAACTTTTGCTTCGCAGTTTCCGAACCCTCTGTTTATCGACACGGAGGGCAGCACAAAAAACCTTGATGTTGCGAGAATGGATAAGCCGACATCGTGGACTATGCTCAAAAGTCAGCTTGAATATATCAAAAGCAATCCGACTGTATGCAAGACGGTTGTCATTGACACAATCGACTGGGCAGAACAGCTTTGTATTGATGATATTTGCTCAAAGTACGGCAAAAAAGGTATTGAGGATTTCGGTTACGGAAACGGATATGTTTACGAAAAAGAGGAGTTCGGCAGATTTTTGAACAGCCTTGAAGATTTGATTGACAGAGGTATCAATGTTGTGCTCACCGCACACGCACAGCTCCGCAAGTTTTCACAGCCTGATGAAATCGGTGAATATGACCGTTGGGAGCTTAAACTCGGCAAAAAGACTGCTTCACAGATTTCTCCGCTTGTAAAAGAATGGGCGGATATGGTGCTTTTCGCAAATTATAAAACAGTAGCGGTAGCAACCGACAAAGACGGCAGAAAGTACAAGGCACAGGGCGGAGGGAGAGTGATGTACACGCTTCATCACCCTTGTTGGGATGCAAAGAACCGTCACGGACTGCCCGAAGAAATGGACTTTAGCTATGCAGGCATTGCCCATATTTTTAATGATGTTGCACCTGTAAATAACGCTCCTGTTCCGCAGAATCCGATACCTCAGCCGCCTAAGGCAGAGCCTGTGACACAGCCTGTGCCACAACCTACGCAAATTGAAAAAACTCCCGAATCTGTACCACTGTCAACACCTCAGATACAGAATGATAAATCTGTCAATATTCCCGAGGGCATACCAAAAGCTCTTGCCGACCTTATGAGAGCTAACGGTGTTGATGAAAGCGAAATCAGACAGGCGGTGTTTACACAGGGACACTACCCTTACGATACACCAATCACAAACTATGACCCACGATTTATTAGCGGTTGCCTTGTGGGAGCGTGGAATAAGGTATTCGAAGTGATACAGAGCAACCGTGACTTACCGTTTTAATAAGAAAGGAAGATGTATAAATGGATAGAGAATTCGGTTGGAACGACGAAATAACCGAAGAGGGCGGAAATTACGAACCGCTCCCCGAGGGTGATTATGATTTTACAGTAGCAAAGGTTGAGCGTGCTCGCTCACAGGGTAAAGGCAAACTGCCGCCGTGCAATATGGCAAAGGTGACTTTTGATGTGTGGGGAGCAGATGACAAGCGAGAAATTACAGTTAGTTTCGTACTGCACTCCTCGCTTGAATGGAAGCTGTCACAGCTCTTTTTGTCCGTGTCAATGAAAAAGCACGGCGAACCGCTCCGTATGGACTGGACAGGCATTATCGGCAAGAAAGGTAAATGTCAGGTTATCATACGCAAATATGTCAAGAATGACGGTACAGAGGGCGTAACAAATGACATCAAGTATTTTTATGCCTACGATGAGCAGGTGACAACGGTATCTCCTGCCGTAGCACAGCCTGCACCTCAGCAGTATGTACAGCCTACATATCCGCCACAGTATAACACACAGCCTGCAACGCCAAATACTGCGATGCCGAATAACTGGACACCGGGTAGCTTTTAATGCAGTTACGACCGTATCAGAATGAAGCGAAGAATGCCGTTTTCTCCGAGTGGGAAAGCGGCAATTTAAAAACATTACTTGTCTTGCCTACAGGCTGTGGCAAGACGATAGTTTTTGCAAAAATCACCGAAGAATGTGTCCGTCGAGGTGACAGGGTGCTGATACTTGCCCACCGTGGAGAATTGCTCGACCAAGCGGCGGACAAAATCCAAAAAGCAACAGGACTTAATTCGTCGGTTGAAAAAGCCGAGCAAAGTTGCATAGGTTCGTGGAACAGGGTTGTTGTAGGCTCTGTACAGACGCTTATGCGTGAGAAAAGACTGTCAAACTTTGACAGCGATTATTTCGACACAATCATTATTGATGAAGCACATCACTCAATCAGCGACAGCTATCAGCGTGTGCTTGAGCATTTTGACAATGCAAAAGTGTTGGGTGTTACCGCAACACCCGACCGAGGAGATATGAAAAATTTAGGAGCAGTATTTGATTCGCTTGCGTATGAATACACACTCCCTAAGGCTATCAAAGAGGGGTATCTGTCACCGATTAAAGCTGTGACAATACCGCTTACACTTGACCTTTCGGGAGTTGCCACACAGGCAGGAGATTTTAAAGCAAGCGACATTGACACGGCACTTGATCCGTATCTTTATCAGATTGCCGAAGAAATGAAAAAATACTGTAAGGACCGTAAAACTGTTGTGTTTTTACCACTTGTAAAAACATCGCAGAAATTTAAAGACATTTTGAACGAAAAAGGCTTTAAAGCGGCAGAGGTAAACGGTAACAGTGATGACAGAACAGAAATATTGCAGGACTTTGAAAACGATAAATACAATGTCTTGTGTAACTCAATGCTTTTAACCGAGGGTTGGGACTGCCCAAGTGTTGACTGCGTAGTCGTGTTAAGACCTACAAAGGTGCGTGGACTTTACTGCCAAATGGTCGGCAGAGGTACAAGACTTGCTCCAAACAAGACGGAGCTTTTGCTACTCGACTTTTTGTGGCACACAGAAAGGCACGAACTTTGCAGACCTGCACATCTCATTTGCGACAATGAAGAAGTCGCACAAAAAATGACAGAAAACTTATCAGAACAGGCAGGCTGTCCGATTGACATTGAAGAAGCGGAGGAAAAAGCAAGTGAAGATGTTGTTGCTCAGCGTGAAGAGGCGCTTGCAAATCAGCTCGCGGAAATGCGAACACGCAAACGCAAACTTGTAGATCCGTTGCAGTACGAAATGTCAATTCAGGCGCAGGACCTTGCAGGATATGTTCCGGCATTTGGCTGGGAATGTTCTCCGCCTACAGACAAACAGAAAGCAAAACTTGAAAAGCTCGGAATATTCCCCGATGAAATTCAGAGTGCCGGCAAAGCAAAACTTATTCTTGACAGGCTCGAAAAGCGAAGAATTGAGGGCTTAACCACACCTAAACAAATCCGTATGCTTGAAAGCAGAGGTTTTCAGCACGTGGGCAAATGGCAGTTTGACGAAGCGTCAGCTTTGATTTCAAGGATTGCCGCAAACGGTTGGAGAACTCCGAAAAACATTAACCCGAAAACATATGTACCGCAAAGCGAGGTGAATACGGTTGGACTTACTTAATGCACTTGAATACATCAGTCCGTCAGAGCTTGACTACCAAGACTGGGTAAATGTCGGAATGGCACTCAAACAAGAGGGATACAGCGTAAAAGACTGGGACGATTGGAGCAGAGCAGACAACCGCTATCACAACGGTGAGTGCGAAAAGAAATGGCAGAGCTTTAACGGCTCTGCTTCACCTGTCACAGCAGGCACGATAATCCAAATGGCTAAAGACAGGGGGATGACTTTTCGTGAATCGAAAGAACTCGGCTGGAATGACGAAATTGCTTTTGAGCAGGGTGATAAGGGCGATATTGGTGTAAATACCTGTGAGGGTGTAAAGTTTCACGAGCCTACAAACTGGAACCCGGTAAATGAGATTGTGACCTACATTGAAACTCTCTTTGATAGCTCGGAAAATGTAGGCTATGTTACTGAAACTTATAAAAAAAATGACAACGGCAAGGTTAAATATTCGCCAACACAAGGCAGTTGTGACCGTACGGCAGGTGAGCTTATTGCCGCCCTCAACAATTGTGACGGTGATATATCAAATGTATTCGGTGATTACAAACCCGAGGCAGGTGCGTGGATAAGGTTTAATCCGTTGGACGGTAAGGGTGTTAAAAACGAGAATGTAACCGATTATCGTTACGCTCTGGTGGAATCTGACTGTATGGCTCTTGAAGAACAAAATGCAATCATCAGAGAGCTTGAGCTGCCTGTTGCGGTGCTTGTTTATTCGGGCGGAAAATCAGTCCATGCTATTGTTAAGATTGATGCCGCAAACTATGACGAGTATCGTAAAAGGGTTGATTATCTCTACAATGTATGCCATAAAAACGGCTTTGAAATCGACAAGCAGAACCGCAATCCGTCAAGGCTGAGCCGTATGCCCGGTGTTATCCGCAACGGCAAAAAGCAGTTTATCATTGACACAAACATCGGTAAATCAGACTTTGCCGAGTGGAAAGACTGGGTGGAAAGTATCAACGATGACTTACCTGATCTTGACAACCTTGCAGATTTTTTTGAAAATCCTCCTGAACTTGCTCCGCCTCTGATTGAGGGAGTATTGCGACAGGGACATAAAATGCTCCTCGGCGGACCCTCAAAAGCAGGTAAGTCATTTGGTCTTATCGAATTGTGTATTGCAATTGCCGAGGGAACAGAATGGTTCGGCTTTAAGTGTGCGCAGGGCAATGTCTTGTATGTGAATCTTGAGCTTGATCGTGCGTCCTGTTTTCACAGATTCAAGGATGTATATGAAGCATTGGGACTTGAACCAAAAAACTTAAACAGAATTGATATTTGGAACTTGCGTGGTAAGTCCGTGCCTATGGATAAGTTAGCACCTATGCTCATTCGCAGAGCACTGAAAGGCAACTTTATAGCCGTAGTAATTGACCCGATATACAAGGTTATTACAGGCGATGAGAACAGTGCGGACCAAATGGCACATTTTTGCAACCAGTTTGACAAGGTATGTACAGAAATCGGATGTGCAGTAATCTACTGTCACCACCATTCAAAAGGTGCTCAGGGCGGTAAAAAGTCAATGGACAGAGTTTCGGGCTCGGGTGTTTTCGCTCGTGACCCCGATGCACTCCTTGACCTTACAAGGCTTGAAATCAGCGACAATCTGATGAAACAGCAAAAGGATGAAAGAACCTGTAAAATCTGCAAAGACTGGATAGGTCGCTTCAACAAAATCAGTGAAGTGTGTTCGCAGGATGATTTGGTAATGGCAAATAATATGATTGACATCGCACGCAAAACGCTTCCTGAACAGTCTTTTAAGCTGATGATGTCAGATGTTGCCCGTGCCGAAAAAACCGTAAAAGGGATGTCAGCGTGGAGAATAGAGGGTACTCTGCGAGAGTTTCCGGCATTTGATGCACTTAACCTTTGGTTTGATTATCCGATACACAAATTAGATACAACAGGTGTGTTGAAAGACTGTAATTTTGAGGGCGATTTTAACCCGCCTTACAAGAAGAATTTCAGTAAGAAAAATACTAAATCGGAAAACAAAAAAGGACGCATGGAATCTCTTATGACAGCCTTTACGGCAGAAGAGAATAACGGTCAGGCAGATATAAATGACATGGCTACATATCTTGGTGTCGGCGAAAAAACAATCCGAAATTACATAAAAGAACATGGCGGCTTTTGGATTGACGGCGGTAAAACAGGATTGAGGGAAAAGGAAAAAGTCGAATAAATTTTCCTTTTTTGTCAAATTTGGAAAGAAAATTTTATCGAGAATTTCCCTTTCCGTGAAGGAAAATAGGGAAAATTTCCCGAGAAATTCTCTTTCCGAAAATGACGGAAAATGACTTTTTTCTCGAGATTTTCCGAGGGAAAGAAAAAACTATATATACTACCGTATATATAAACGATGTCCGTTCCCTAAGGTCACAGGGGTGAAGTAGTTGTGCGAAGCTTACGCACAACAACTCCTTCCCCTGACCTGTGACTAAAAGCAAAATTCAAAAATTAAAAGTAGCTTTAATGCTTTAAAGGAGTGAAATATAAAAATGGATTTTTTTATGGCGATGATACCGCCGACCGTAACTGCACAGGAACATAAGGTTATGGTAAAAAACGGCAAACCTGTTTTTTACAATCCGCCCGAGGTGAAACAGGCAAGAGAAAAGCTCACGTCACATTTAGCAAAGTTTAAACCGTCAGAACCGTACGAGTCGGCTGTCAGGTTGATAACAAAGTGGTGCTTTCCTCGTGGTAAACATCAAGACGGCGAATATCGTATAACAAAACCTGACACGGACAATCTGCAAAAAATGCTAAAAGACTGTATGACCGCTCTCGGCTTTTGGTCTGATGACGCACTTGTCGCAAGTGAGATATGCGAAAAGTTTTGGGCGGATGTTCCGGGTATTTACATCGAGGTGGAAATGCTGTGAATATCTCGGAAGTTAAACGCAACCTTGAAAGAACCGTGCTGTACAATGGAGCAGAATACGTTCTGAAAGGCTGTATCATCAGACGGAATACAACGGGTCGGTTTTACTATCAAGCAGAGCTTATGGACACCAAAGCCAAAAGCTCGTTGATTGTAACTGCACTTGATAAGATTGACGAAAGGAGAGAAAGCATTGAAAGCGAGAATACCGCCTAAGATTCCGAAACAGCTTAAACAGGAAGCTGAACGGATTGCCAAAAACGCATACGAGCAGATCCGAGAAAAAGAAAACAAGGACATCACACGCAGAGTATTTAAAACAATGCTGTATGCTTTGCATAAGGATTTCGGATTTGGTCGTGACAGATGTGCAAAGGCACTAAAGTCTATGACCGAAATAATTGAACACTCCGACACTGACGAAGTGTTTTGGGAGCATATCGACAGGGTTGTCATCGACAAGTTAAAACTTGAATTTGACAAACGAGATTACACCGACAACGGAAAAGTTGTTAATTTTGAAGGAGAATGAAGAAAATGAAACTCAGACAGGAAATCAATAACACCCGTGATACGATTGACGGTGAACTCAATCGCATTATGGTCACAGATGATATAGAAGAGATAAGAGGGTTGACATATTATTTATTTTGTAACATAAATGATCTTATCTGCAAGAATCAACAAAGAATTGCCAAATCGTTGAGAGGTGAAGAAAATGAAAGATATTAAAAACATTACCGTTAATTACGATAACAATGAAAGCAAGACGATCACAAAGGGACTTGTTATTGATTTTGGTAAACTTGATAACGATGAGGGCGATGTTTGCTTTAATATGTGTAACATCAAAGGTAAGGATTTGCATTTGATTGTAAACGCTGTTGTTGCGTTGGCGCAGGAACTTGGTATGCTTGACGAGGAGCGTGAAGTGGATTGACGGTTAAAGATTATTTATATTCGGTCAGGGTTTCGGATAAGCTGATCAGAACGAAAGAACACGAGCTGTCGAAACTTAGGCTGAATATTGCACAGGTATCGGTTAAGCAGAATGAGCCTGTTAAGACATCGGGAGTGAATGACCCTATGCGGATTGTTGACAGGATTGCAGATCTTCAGGCTGAAATCAATCGGGAAATTGACAATCTTGTGCGGTTGAAAACTGAAATCCGCAGTAAAATCAACGCACTTGACGATTACCGTTACATTGCAATTTTGACCGAGTATTACATAAATTGTCAGAGGTGGGAGGATATTGCCGAGAGTATGGAAATGAGCGTAAGGCATACCCTGAGATTGCACGGCGAAGCGTTACAGGCGTTCCGAAAAAAGTTCAATTTCTCGTAAAATTATTTTGAAATGTCATTGAATGTCACCCTTACCCTGCGTATAATGGTATTATGAAAGTTTGACAAACAGGACATATGTAAAACTCTCCTAAGATAAAAATCGCACAGACCGCTCTCGTTTGAGGGCGGTTTTGTGTTGTGAGGTGAAATTGATGTATAAAGACAAATGCGGTACAGGTTACGAAAATAGCACAAGAGCGATTTTTCAGGGTGCAGGAGAATATGACATCCCGATTATTGAGCCTACAAAAATTACAGAAAACAACTTTATCGGATTTAATGAAGTTTTGAGCAGTAAGTAGAACAACTGCGGTGTGCATTTCTTTTTGGACGATTACCAGTTCCAAAGATTATGGAATACACCCGACAGGTATATTGAGAGTCTACAAAAATTCAGTTGTGTATTATCGCCTGATTTCAGTCTTTACACTGATTATCCGACAGCGTTGCAGATTTATAACCACTATCGCAAGCATTGGATAGGTGCATATTTACAACTCTACGGCATTGAGGTAATACCTACAATTTGTTGGAGCGACGAAAAAAGTTTTGAATGGTGTTTTGACGGCGAGCCTTTGGGTGGTACGGTTGCCGTATCAAGTGTTGGAACGCAGAACCGTACGGAATCAAAAGAACTGTTTTTGAAAGGTTACAAAGAAATGATTGAACGCTTACAGCCTGAAACAATTATCTTCTACGGCAGAGTCCCCGAAGAATGTATGGGAAACATCATCAACATCAAATCGTTTCAGGAAAAATTCAGGAGGTCAAAATAATGGGCGGAAGAGGCTCTTCAAGCGGTATAAGTGATAAGGGAAAGAAGTACGGTACAGAATATCACACAGTTGCTCAATTTGGTGAAATAAAAGTAATTCGTATGAATGGTAATACTTCGATAAAAGCTCCTATGGAAACTATGACAAAAAATAGAGTGTATGCTACTCTTGACAAACAGAGCAACATCAAAAGTGTTACTTTTTATGACAACTACGGCGAAAGAATAAAACAAATTGACGTTAAAGGTAGACCTCATAATGGAATGATGCCACATACCCATTTGGGTTATGAACATAATGAAATTGGAGATCGTCAATTGACTGATAAAGAACAGAAATATGTAAGTGTATTATTGAATAAATGGGAAAGAAAAAGAAAACACTTGAATATTTAGAAATTTATTGATATAATATTATAAACGCAGGGGATAGTTTAAATAGGAAAACAGTTTTTACAGATTCCGGTGCAACTCCGGAAACCTGTGTTTAAAGGCAGTACAGAAATGTGCTGTCTTTTCTTTTGCTTATTTTTAGAAAGGGCGGTGATACCGTGAAAGACAAATTAAATGCAAGACAGAGGAAGTTTGCGGAATATTATGCGCAGAGCGGTAACGCCGCTGAGAGTGCTGTTAAGGCAGGATATTCCGCAAAATATGCTAATACCAATGCTTCAAAATTACTACAAAATACTACAATCGCAAATTATATCAAAGAGCTTTCCGATAGGCTCAAAGATGAGCGCATTATGAGTGCAAAGGACAGACAGGTTGCTTTGTCCGACATTGCAAGGAATGACGGGCAGGACACCTCCGACAGAATCAGGGCGATTGACACGCTCAACAAGATGACGGGTGAATACACCGTTAAGGTTGACGCAAAGGTTGAGCAGTCCGAAAAACTATCCGATGTGTTCAGACAGTTGGGTGGTGAGGGATTGAGTGAGTAACAAATTCCCGTTGTCACAAAAGTATATCGACTTTATCAACACAACAAATGTGTCGGCTGAATTTCTTGAAGGAACTACAGCGTCCGGCAAAACTACCGTCGGAGCAGGCGTTAAGTTTATGCGAATGGTGTCGCAGTCGCCGAAGAAGCTTCACGCAATTGCCGCCAAAACTACGGGCAAGGCTGAGGAAACTATAATTCAGCAGGACAACGGTATTCTCGACTTGCACCGCAACGCTGTCTATTGCGGCAACGGCGACAAGGACTACAAGCTGCCGCATATCAAGTTTGAGGACAAAATTATCTATATTCTCGGTTACAGCAGTCGGGATAAGTGGGAAATGGTTCTCGGTGCGCAGTTTGGGTGCGTTTATATTGACGAAATCAACACCGCTGATATCGAGTTTATCCGAGAGATGTCAACCCGTAATGACTATATGCTTGCAACGCTGAATCCCGATGATCCGAGCCTGCCTGTGTATAAGGAGTTTGTCAACCGCTCCCGTCCTTTTAAAAAATATGAAAACGATATTCCTCCCGAGATTACGGCGGAGCTTACCGAAGAACCTGTACCGAATTGGCGGTATTGGTTCTTTTCTTTTGCCGACAATTTAAGTCTTACTCCTGAACAGATTGAAAAGAAAAAGAACTCTGCACCGAAAGGTACAAAGCTCTATAAAAATAAAATCTTAGGTTTGCGAGGCAGAGCAACAGGGCTTGTGTTTCCGAATTTTGAGAGGGCAAGACACATCAAATCAAAAGAGTGGGCAGGAAAGTTTTTGAACTGTAACCGCAAGTCGGAACACTTTGTTCAGTTCACCGCAGGTCTTGATACCGCCTATTCGCAGAAGTCGCCTGACACTATCGCAATGACATTTTACGGCATTACCAATCACGGTAAGTGTGTTCAGCTTGATGAAAGAGTTTACAACAATGCCGAAATGCAAACACCTATTGCCCCGAGTGACACGGTGAAGAATTTTATTGATTTTCTTGACCGCAACCGTGATGAATGGGGCTTTGCACGCACGGCTTTTATTGACAGCGCCGACCAAGCGACTATTACCGAATTTCAAAAGTATAAGCGACAGCACGGCTGTGTCTATGACTTTGCAAATGCATGGAAGAAAACGAAGATTATCGACCGAATCAATCTTGTACTCGGCTGGCTTGCCACCGACTGTTATTTTGTGCTTGAACATTGTAAAAACACGATTGCCGAGTTTGAAATTTACAGCTGGCGAGAGGATAAAGACAATACACCCGAGGACGGTCACGACCATTGCATTAACAGCGGTCAATATGCGTGGCTGCCGTTTAAAAATATTATTGGAAGTGAAATAAATGGGGCTGATTAACAGAATGGCTGAATCTATCAGATCGGGAATTAAAAACTTTTTGCAGATTACTCCTGCAAGCGACAAAACAATTACCGTTACCGAAACAAGCAATCATCTGACCGAGTGCTTTATCAATCGCATTTGGTATTGGGGCAACAGCAGACAGCTTGCGGAGCTGTACAGGCAGATTGATACAAACAAAACTATGTTTTGGGCGGCAAAAAGCACAAAGGGGCTTGAAATCCGTAAAATACACACGGGTTTGCCGGCACTCATCTGCGAAACGCTTGTGAATATCGTAATTGCCGACTACAACGGCACAGATGTTACAAGTAAAAATTCAACCGCTTATGCTGAGCGTTGGGAAGATATTGAAAAGCAGAACAAATTGTCAGACACGGTTAAGCAAATGCTCCGTGACCTATGTGTTGTCGGTGACGGTGCTTTTAAGGTCAGCTTTGACACGGCTGTATCAGATGTTCCGATTGTTGAATGGTATCCTGCCGAAAACATCGACTTTACATATGTGCGCGGCAGAATCCGAGAGGTTAAGTTTTACCCCGTTTACACGAAAAAACACCGCCGTTACCGTTTTGAAGAAACATACGGTTACGGCTATATTCACTATGCTTTGTACGATGACAACGGCAAAGAGATTGACCTGCACACGGTTGACGCTCTTTCGTGGATTGATTCAAAGGGCGTTACATTTGACGAATCATATATGTGGGCTGTACCTGTCCTTTACGGCAAATCGTGCCACAAGGGCAGAGGTGCGGGCATTATCGGCATAAAAACAGACGCTTTCGACAGTCTTGATGAAGTGTGGTCACAGTGGATGGACGCACTCAGAGCCTGCCGAACAAAGCAGTATGTGCCTGATTGCCTTGTTCCGAGAAATCCCGAAACCTGTCAGCCGATATCGCCAAATCCGTTTGACAACCGATTTATCACCGTGGGCAACGATATGTCTGAAAACGGCAACGGCAACAGGATTTACACCGAAAGTCCGCAGATTCAGCACGAAAGTTATTTGAGTTCATACATTACTGCCCTCGACCTCTGCTTACAGGGCATTATATCGCCGTCAACTCTCGGCATTGATACGAAGAAGCTTGATAATGCAGACGCTCAGCGTGAAAAGGAAAAGACAACCCTTTACACAAGGCAGAACCTTGTGAAAATTACGCAGAACGCACTTCAAAGCCTTGTTGCAGTTGTACTCAATGCAGACGGTGAACTTAACGGCAATGGTATTGTTGAGGGCTTGGAAGTATCCGTAAACTTCGGCGAATATGCAAATCCGAGCTTTGAAAGTCAGGTTGAAACCGTGTCAAAAGCAAGACAGGGCGGTTTGATGTCAGTTGAAACCTCGGTTGACGAGCTTTACGGCGACAGCAAGTCGGAGGATTGGAAAGCCGAAGAGGTGCAGAGAATTAAGGAAGAACAGGGCATTGCAGGCGAAGAAGAAAAATCGGAGCTTGACGATGTGGCAGGACTTGATTTTAAAAATTTTTCTAATTAAACCTTGACAAATGTCCGTACATAATATATTATATATGTACGGACAAAATAAGGCAGGTGTAAAGAATGTGTCCTAAAGGCAGACCTACGCAAGATAAGCGTGATAAAAGGTTTGAAATCAGATTATCAGCTGATACATATAATACCCTTGAAGAATGTGCTAAAAGTCTTAATATTACTAAGTCAGATGTAGTACATAAAGGTATTGCCTTAGTTAAAGCTGAAATTGATAAAAAGAAATAGAGTGTTGCCCACCGACCAAAGTTTGCAACACTCTAAAAAAACCGACAGAAGTATCTCTATCTGAAATCTATTATATCATTTAAGATTACTTCTGTCAAACAAAACAATTGATAGGAGTTTTTATTATGGCTTGTGTAAAGAGTGTAAAAAAGGTAATCGAAAGTGTTCGTGGCACTGTTAATCCATACTACGATATGGGCTGCGATAAGTCAATGAGATTTATCGTACCAATTCAAATGTATTTGATATGATTTGTGATGCATTCGTATTCGGCTATGCCCAAGGCATAAAATCCGCAAAAGCTGAAATAAGAAAGGCGGCTAAATGATATGGATAACGAAATTTGGAAAGATATTGAAGAACTAAATGGAGATTATCAAATCAGTAATTTAGGTCGTTTGAAAAGAACAAAAAAATATAGAAATCAATTTACTGAATGGGAAAGCAATAAAATTCTTAAATGGCAAAAAGATAAAGATGGTTACTTAGTTACCAGTATCAAAAATCCATTAACTGGTAAGTATACATCATACAAAGCACATAGATTGGTTGCAAAAGCATTTATTCCTAACCCTAATAACTATCCACAAGTAAATCATAAGGACGAAAATAAAGAAAATAATAATGTGAATAATCTTGAGTGGTGTACCAGTTTATACAATAACCATTACGGAACAAAATTAGAGAAACAAAATAAGAGTGTTAAACAATATGATAAATTCGGAAATCTATTAAGGGTGTGGGATAGTGTAACTGTTGCGGGCGAAACATTGGGAATAGATAAAAGTCATATCGTAAAATGTTGTAGAGGAAAAACAAAAACCGCATATGGCTTTATTTGGAAATATAATTAAACAAGAAAGAAGAGGCAGTTAATTTGTGACAGCCTCTTCTTTCTTGTTATTCGATAGGTGAAACGGATATTATTAATGGACTATGATATTTCAAAAGCATTCGAAAAAATTGAAAATGAACTAATATCATCAATGATAAGAAATTTTAAAAATCATAGAGTTGAAGAAGATAAAAATAATTTTTGTTGGACACAATGGCAGGCTGAACAGCTCAAAAGTCTTGAAGAGTACCGTAAGCACAACGCAAAGAAATTCGGCAAGCGTTTCAAAAACATTAACAGCAAGGTTGAAGAGATGATTCGCACTGCCAAAGCTGACGGAAATGCAAGTCAGGAGGCAGAAATTCTTGAAGCTGTCAAGGACGGTTTCAAAGCCTCGAAAAAGCCGTCAGAACACAGCAAAGCCGAGTTTTTTAAGGTGAATGACCGTAAACTTGACGCACTCATAAAATCGACCACAGACGATTTAAAGAGGGCAGAAACGGCGGTTTTGCGTATGAGCAACGACAAGTACCGCAAGGCGATTTTTAACGCACAGGTTGCAATGAACACGGGTGCGGTTACATACGAAAAAGCCGTTGATATAGCTTGCAAAGATATGCTCAACGCAGGTCTTAATTGTGTGGAGTGTTAATATGCGCGATGTAATACGTTAGGACGATATACCTATATTTATATATATTGCGCCTAATC